TATATCTGGACATGCCTTTTTAATTTCTCCAATCTGTATTGGATCGTCATCGAAGTGTATGTTAATTTTATAGCCAAGCCACTTTAAATGTTGAAACCATTTAGCTTTAGACTGTCCTGACTGTTTTCTATCATTAAAGTCTTTTGGCTTTGGATTCATAAATAAAGGATTATCTATACCTTTTGCTTTCAGCATTTTTGTGGTTTCTCTTCTAGTATGAATAGATCTTCCAGTCACAATAATATCTTTTGGCCCTGGATATATACCATCATAATCATCTCCCATGTATATTACTCCATCAATATCAAATGAATTGATAGGATATTTTGGAGCTGTAAACCATGGATCGAAAGGCTTACGCATAATCGGTTTCCTCCGCTTGATAAGTGTAGGTAAGTCTAGAAGCTTTTGGATTATTTTCTTTTCTCTGTTCTTCAGTAATGTCAGTATATTGCCTATTGGCAAGCATATCGCATTCATATTTAGCCTCGTCAGTTTTAAGTTGTAATGGTGGAGTTTTTTGAGTCCACGCTGATGGTCCTCTTAAGTAACCAACAATGCCCATTTCAGCTGCGACTTTACAAAATCTAATGGCAGAAACTACCACACCACCAGAGTTTGGAGAATCTTGAACAGCTAATCTGGCTGTAAGTTCGTATCTAGCACCACCAAATCCATAAGCAACTATATCAAAGTTTGCTATCTTCTGATCTGACGCGACGTACTTACCACCCGGCTTTTGTTGTACTGTTAAAGATGGACCTGCATATAACGTAGCACCAGCCATTGGTATATCTCTTACCACGTTTTGACCTTTCAAAACATTTTCTTTTGAGATGTGTTTATTATGCAGTCTTTCGACTTTAGCCATATTTAAGAAATCAGTATTGGCTGTTCTACCAGTCCTAATGTTTTCTTGACCTTGAGTAGAACCAGCAGCCATATTCATCTGTATATGTTGAGTTACCATAAGTCCAGAATCTATCATAGCACCTTGTAGTACTTCTGACATTCTTGATGCGCCCCAAGCTGATCTCATATCAGAACCAACAATTGTTAGTCCAGCATCGATAAACTTTTGTTCAATTCTCTTAGTATCTTTAGTAGATATAACAGTTGGAATACAGTTTACAAAATGGACTCCAGCTTTTAATGCTACATCGATATAAAACTTAGATAATTTTTCTGAACCAACAGGTGCATAATTAATTAACACATCAACTTCTGTATCTTTAACAATATTAACTATATCGTCAAAGGATTTAGCAGCTTCAGCTCCAGTTCTAAATGATACTTCTTCAGGATAATCTAGCATGTGCGGAGCGACGCCATCTAGTTCTGGACCAGAATATACCATTGCACCTTTTTTAACACAACCTGAAGTATTTGAACCATTTTCAAGTATTTCTTCTACGTGGTCCATCGCACAGTTAGGAGCAGCACGTAAAGCATCTACTAATGGTTTATTTACTTTTCTTCTATCAACGTCAAATCCTACGACAAATTCTATCTCATTTACCGTATAACCACCAATTGACTCGTACATGAGACCAACTGTATCATCTGGATTTGTTTTGTAATATTGAATGCCTTCAACTAAGGACTTTGCGCAGTTACCGACACCGATAATACCGACTTTTATTTTGGACATTTTTGACATATTTTTCTCCTTTATATCAGTTTATTTACGTGAGTGGTTTGTCCGGAGTAGAGTAGCTCACGTGTATAAGTAGTTATAACACTCCTTAATCTTCTTTTTTTCAAAATCTTTATCATTTAATTGTCTATTTAAACCAGAAGGATGTGGCATCTTAAAATGTTTTACATTAATTTTTTTAAGGGAGTCAGATGCCACATTTCCTAGAGCAATTACTTTATCGTACTTGCTCGTAACTTTTAAACTTTCGTAATCTATAGTATATTTTTGACCAACTTCATCGCTGCAATTCATAAAGTCATAGCCACTATTTAATTTCCATTCAGCAACCCATTGATCTAGTTTTCTAAACGTACCAGATTTTTCAACAGCCGAAGGATTTTGACCTACTATTATAACTTTATCCAATCCCACACTACACCTGCTTCCTTAAACATTGATATTGAACTTGATATTGACTCTTGCCAGTTTTCTGGTATCTCTTGTTCTGGTGTCACAACTCTACTTATGCCAGCTTGAATTAAGCCTTTTGCGCAGTCATGACATATTGGTAAACCTATTACATATATCGTGGAATCTTTTAACGACACGCCATTTTCTGCTGCGTTATATATGGCATTCATTTCTGCATGAACTATACGCTTATACTTTATGGCTTTATTTAAATAGTATAATTCATGATCATCACAACCTCTAGGAAAACCATTATAGCCTTGAGCAATAACAGTACGATTTCTAACTGCAACGGCACCAACTTGTGTTGATGGATCTTTTGACCATGAAGCCACAAGCTTAGCCATTTCTAAAAATCTTTTATCCCATTTATTTGACAAGATGAAAGTGCCTTTCGTAAACATGCAAGTTTTGTACTTGCCAGATTATATCACCAACTTTCAATTCTGGTGTACCATTTTCTTTACAATCATTATAGTCTTTTACCATTTGTTCTAAAACATAAAGCTGCCAAGCATAGTCATTCTTGTATCCGAACACGACATCGTTTGAGCGCATTTGGACAACGGACTGTAAGTAATTATCGCGTATGTAATAAGTAACGGCGTTAGTACATATAAAATCATTTTTACCATCTTCATTATATTCCTCCCATATACTTGGTCTTGTGTAAATCATTGAAGCTCTACGGCCATCTGGATTTTCAAGTAGTTCATCAAGTACTCTACCATATTGATGATGATACTTATCAGAATAAATTAAATGACCATAGTTAGAATTGATTTGACCAAATTGATTTGCAGCAAGTTTCCAAGCTTCAGGTACATTTCTATTGTAAGTTTCTGTAATCCAATTTACATTTGTTGATTGGCTTTCATACCATGCTTTTTCTATTTCTATATATGATTTGTTTGGTTCACCAAATATTGCCGGTTGATCGGCAAAGAAAGCTGCACCAATTAATTCAATAGTTTTTTGGCCGGATCTATCCATGACAAAATCCTCTATACGAAGTTTGCCTATGAAATAACCTCTTATATCACTTGTATTTTCTTGTATCATTTTACTGCCCTACCTTTAATACCAGAGAAACTACCGTTCGTACTGGCTGTTGATCTGTTAAACATATCTCTACCGGCTTGTTGACCTTCCATCTTACCACGCATATAAGATACTGCAAATGACGCATAGTTAATCATATCTTTGTAAGTATCTTCGAGCGACTCGAAGTTTGGATCTTTACCAGACTCGAGTAACGAAGTGGCACGAGTAATTTTGCCAAGTATGATATCGTGTATCGTATCGACGCCACGTCTATAATGCATAGCCTGAGTTATATTAGAACTATCACTTTGATAGTCCTGAGATTTTTTTAGCTGTAAGTCAATACATTCTTGTAAGACTTTTACTGATTCTTTACGTTCTTTCAATTTGATCTCCATATACAAAATGCCCATTATCTAGATCTATTATACAATATTCTAAGAGGTTTGTAAACATTTTTTTTACATTTATTCCACACTTAGAGTAATGTCTAGGCTCTGGCATGATTTCAATCTTTTTAATCTTGCATAAGCCATATTCAGTTTCAACGACATCGCCAACGTAAGTAATATTGTCGTGTCTTACTTCGCCATCGGCGTCGTACTTAGCTTCATTTTCTAATTCATTCCAATCTAACATTAGTTCCACTCCTCAAGTTCAACTCTATAATTTTTATTACCTTCGTACTTTTTCATAAAAGCAATAGCCTCATTCTTATCAGGATAACCAGATGCCATAACCTGTATCTCATCATAATGCTTATATTTTTTGCCATCAATTATGAGACCTTGAAGTTGATCACTAGGAACCTTACCGCCGGTTTCCATATCTACTACTACATTAAATTCATATACATCAACACAATACATTATTTAACTCCCTGTTCTTTAGCCGCAGCTATGATAATTGGTGTTAAGATTCTTTCGATTTGATCTTCCCACATATCCCAGCTATCTCTAGTAAAATATCTGAAAGAACTTTGAGTAGGAATATTCCACTTATCAATATAGTAACTTTCGTTTTCAGCAAAGATACTTACAAATAATGGTCTTTTATTACAAAGGCCATTGTTGAAAAAATCATAAGCAGCATTTTGAGCTAATCTAAACTTTTCTAAATACTTATTCTTAGACATTGGATTTTCGCATCTACCAGCAGCTGGTATAAGCTCGTTTAACTTATCTCTTAAGCTTTCAAAACCTGAGTTAACACCCCAGTTATTTGTAAATAATTCTAATTGCTTCATTTTCAACTCCTTAATTTTTAATTTTATAGTTATATTATATACTAAAAAAATCACTTTGTAAACGTTTTTTTTCACTTAAAGTGATTTTTTCACTTAACATGTTAACTAGAAAAGAAAGACTTCCATTCTTCAGCTAGATCTTCTTTTGAGTTTACGTAATACCTAAGCCAAGTATTTTCACTTTCAACTTCTATCTGCGGATTAGCTTGTTTAAAAGCTTCTGTAAAATTTGGAAATGTTTTTAATCTATCTTTATAATTTGGATCTATTAAAATCATAATCCAAGGGAGCTTTTCTGAACTTTCAGGTAACCATGCTTCGAGCCACATTTGCTTTTTTCTATGAGAAGGTGACCACAGTTTTATACCGGGCGATCCTTGCTGTGAAACACTTATTCTAGTAATGTACGGAAAGAAAGAACTTTCTGGATTAGATACAAATTGAACTAATTCTCTAGAAAGATCTCTATGACTTTCTTTTTCTTGTTCATACATAAAATCAAAATTTGCCATAATGAATAACTCCTTATATTGGGCTGGTTGTTTATTATCTTCAAAATTGTTAGTAAGCAAAAACATACTTTCAATGGCTTCATAAGCTTTATCAAATTTTTCTAAATTATGAGCTAGTATGTAAAGCCAGTCATATTCATAACCTTTTTCTTTTATATGATCTAAACATCTTGAGCCAATACCTCTACCACCGTAAAGTTTAGTACCGTCAGGTTTTTGAAAGTAATAGACGTATTCGCCTAAAGATTTTAGGTATTCATATTTACTTAACATGTTAATTAGTCATCGAATTGGTTATCGAGGAATTCGAATTTAATTTTATTGTTATGAATTTTTTGAAGTCGAGAAAATTCTTTGTGAAAATTAGATAAAGATTCGAACCAAAACTCAGTTGTGTTGTCCGGGTATGTGATTTTAATTGTAACCATGATATAACTCCTAATTAATTATTTAATGTATACATTATACCATACTTTTTGGCATTTGTAAACAAGTTTTTTCACTTAAAGCAAACTTTTCACTTAACATGTTAATTGGCTCTGGAGGATGGACTCGAACCACCACGTCTCGAAAAGACAATAGGGAAACAACCTATCGCGTCTACCAGTTCCGCCACTCCAGAATATTAATTATTTTTTATCCAAAGCTGCAATCATTCTTGTCATTCCAATTCCACCACCAACTCGTGGAAAGAAATCAAACTTTAAGAACTCTTCGAGTTCTGCTTCAACTCTTTCTTTACCAAATAAATCAAATAATAGTTTGGAGTAAGCACCATCAGTAATGGTGTGAAATGTATCACGCATCTGATCTATATCTGTAGATCTTTCAGCCGATCCAATTGTTTCCATACCACCTAATATTACGTCAATCTTCTTACTTGTTCCATCTTCACTTCTACTCATGTTCCAAAATGGACTCGTAAACTCTGGAAAATCTGTAATAGCGCAACTATTAAATTTTTCAAACATGTCGTTTTCATGTTTTGCTTCTAATTCGCCGTCTATCTCATAATATTTCTGCCACTCTGCATAAGTCTTTTGTGTTAGTGGATCGAAGCCTAAGTGATCGCATAATTCTATTTCCATTTCTCTTAAGTCTTCTATAGTTCCTGGGAACTCAAACTCAAACATTGGAAATATGATATCGTGTCTTCCTGGGATAGCATTAGGTTCTTGTCTATATGAAGTTGATACGCAAAAGAAACCTTTAGACTCTGGTTTAGATAATAGTTCATGCTCTAACCACATCTGTCCTGTCTGTGGTAATGGCCAAACTTCTCCTGCATATTTGTAAGTAGCAACGTTAAATGGATCTTCGCACGCTGCTAAAATTGATAATCTATTTTGAGTGTGGACTTCTAAAAAGCCTTTACCCAAAAAAAATGACCTTAAAAGGCCAACCGTGTCTGTGAATTTTTGTGGGGATATGAGTTGCGTCATGATATTTCCTTTTTTATTTTACATAAATCTTAATATATATACAAGTTTTACGTGTTTTTTTTCACTTTTTTTCAAAGTTTTTTTCATTCCAGCAATATATGCCATGTAAATTATATTCTCCAGTATCATTTTCTATGAGATAAATGTATATTTTATTTGCAAATTCATATGTAGATGATTTTAAAGAGGAAAGTTTCTTTTTTCTTGCACGCTCTAAAGTTCTTTTAATTGATATATCTACATATTTATGACTTAAATTCATAATAGCTTTTACATCTACAGTATCATCTTCACGATCAAATATATCCATATATTTTTTAGGATTATCTTTATAACCACATGATAAAAGATGTAATTCAGCAGCATGACCTTTTAAACAATCAATCATTAACTCATCTTTAGTTCTGCCTTGTTTATTATCAGATTCAGATTCCCATATAGCATCGCACTCTATAGAGGCTCTTTCTTTAAGTTTAACAGGATCTATTGAAAATATATTAAATGTTTTTATAGACGTATTCAAGTGCACGATCTGCCTCCTTTTCTAGTGGTCGTGATTTGTACCAATTACCGGTTTCTACATCAAGTTCTCTACACAGAGAAGTAATCTCTTGAACTGTAATTGGATATTTGTTTTTGACTGCATTACCAGCGATAGCTACCATAATTTGGTACATCTTATGATACCAACCAGTATTAGTAATCATTCTATATTCTTTTTCTAACTGTCTTGGAAAGAACGGACAATTTCGATACGAAGACCAATTGACATTAATATTATCTAATTTAGATTTTCTATGTTCTATTATTTCTTTCTTCATATCTTCTGGTAATCTATCAAAAAAGTTATTACTAGATTTTTCACGATATGGACACTTGCTCATAACCAGATCTGGATCGATATAATCGCCACTGTTACTAAAGATAAAATTAAAAGCATTATCATATTCTGCTGGTATATAATACATGCGAGATAGATCTTTGGTTTGTTTATCACCGAGGTCGCCGAGTGTCGTTTGGAGAGCAAACCAAAAGTGTCGAATCTTTTCAGCCGGAACGTTTTTTGTAAGAGGGAAGACAAGACGAAACTTTGGTAGAGATTGTGTAGAGCTAGCAGTAGAGTAACAAACGAACTTATAATTACCAAAGCGTGTACGTAGATTGTCATATAGATCTCCTTCATATTTAAAATCATCAACATCAACTGCGCACCAGCCAGCCCACATTGTAACGTTGTCATTCGCACGAGTAGTATCAGGTTTGTACTGAGCTGGCGACATAAGCGGTGCGTCTTTTTTAGACTTTAATTTTCTCTTTGATAGACCATACAAAGCTTTTTCAAAACTATCAAAGTTTTTAAATGTAAGCTTTTGGCCAGTTTTATTATCAAAAATACTATTGAAAAGAGTCAGTGATATTTCCATGATTACCTTCGTGCTTTGGTCCTTCCCAACCTTCTGGCTTTACCAAGTCTGGTAATCCAAGTGGATTAGGTCGGCCTTCTTTAATTCCAAC